TTCCTCTGATTTTTCCTCAGGCTCAGCTTCCTTAGCTTCCTCGACTTCTTCCTTTTCAACGCCTTCAGCAGGTTCTTCTGTCTCTTCATAACCCTTTGTCTTTTGGTCTTCAGGGGACATTGCTTTGAACTCGTCACTGAAATGGTATCCCATTAAATTAGTAATTCCTTCTAATTCATCAATGGTTAATTTATCATCTTGGAACATCTTATAGAATCCACCTAAAATTTCTTCTTCAGACGCTCCAGTGGCCTTAAGCTGTTCAATAGCTTTTTTCATTTCTTCTGGAGTCATTTTCTTTACCTCTCTTATTTATTAAACACCGAAATACTTCTTAAGTGTACTTCCATCCTCATCAACCTTAGTCTCTGGGACATTAGAACCTAACTTACGAATTGTTCCTGTCTTTACTGGGTCAGGCTGTGGTTTTGCTGCTTCCACAAACTGTTCACCAACCTCTGGAGTAAACTCCTTTACAGGTGCCTCTGCTTGCACTCCACCATTAACCCATTCTGGATGTGTGGCTAACTCAGCTTGAATATTTTCAACTGTAACATCTAACCCCTTCATTCCTAATATGGCTTTAACGTCATCATAACGGTTTGCAACAACACCTGATTTTAACAAAGCATTTTCTGCGGATAGATTCTTATAATTACCATTTAATGTATTATAGTCATCATTTAATAAATCATATCCTTGACCCTTTCCAAAAACATCATTCATTTCGTTGTCGTCGTTAACACCATAACGTTCATATAGCTCTTTCATAGCTGAAGCTCTACCCTCAGCTCTAGCTTTCCCTACAAGCTCGTTTACTTGGCTTTGAGTTAACATTTTTTCCTGTTCCACTGGCTCTTCCTGAACTTGTTCCTGAACTGGATTTTCTTCCGCAACTCCATTATCTACATTCTCTTCTTGGGCTGTGTTTTCTACGGGTGCTTCATTCCCGTTTTCTGCTGTACCGGTTTCAGCCTCAACACCGACCTCTGCATTTCCTGCTTCAGCATTTTCAGCTTCTACATTTTCTGCTTCGGTACTCTGATTTTCGTTACCCGGAATTTTTTCTTCTAGTAATTCATCTTTTTCCATTTTTATCGTTGACCTCCGATTTGAGTTTACCCACATAAAGGAGTGGTGCCCTACTAATTACTTACATTATATAACATAATTTTAAAAATCGCAACACCTTATAATTAAAATTTTTACCAAAACCGAAACCGTTTATTTAACTGCGCCCAGTCACTTAAATTTTCATCGTATATTTTTTTGGGACTCCGGGACTAAAACTAAGGGGGTACCCATGTTATATACTGGTATGGGGGTGGGGCTATGCTTGGGAGAGGGTATTCCGAATTTTCATTATTAAGGGGACATTCGGCCTTTTTCTGTTTGATTTTCACCGTGCAAAGCCCTGATTTTATGAGGTGACGAATTTAGGTCAAAAATAATATATATAAATATATATTAAAATTAAGTCATGTATTTTTAACGTTTTTCTAACTACTTTATATACAATTTTACTTTTTGTAATATAAACTTCTTAGAAAAATGTAAAAAATGCAAAGGTTAAAAATAGTATATATAAATATATACTAAAAAGAACTCAAAAACGTCACCTCTACCAGTATATAACATTTTGTAACGCTGTTTTTAGCTAAATGTTATATAGGGTGTTATAATATCATCAGACCGACACCGTGCTAATCATCAGGTTTAGGATGACGCAAGAAAAAAATATTTGTAAAATAAATGCTTGACAATGTTATATTATTTGATATAATATTAAGTGAAGAGGGAAGGAGAACATAAAATGAAATCCCAATTAATAGTTACATTAAATGAAGTACATAGAAAGGTGTGCAGTTGCAGTTGTTGTGGCCAATATATAGCCTCACCATCAAACGGAAACAGTTATAAATTTTGTTATAATTGTGGAGCTGAATTCGAAACTGAAGTAACAGCTAAGACAATAAGAAACTTAAAAAAGGAGATAAGATAATATGAAAAAAGAAGCTAAAGCAGTATTTAAAAAATATGTAGAAGGATTTTTAATCCATTACTCAAGCGAAGATGAGGCCAACGTAGAGGCCCTAAAAATCACTTTTAATCAATTTTCGGAGAATTACTTTTATGGAGACTATGACAACAACTTACAAAGCGCATTTGGCCAATTTATGATTGATAATTACGAGCCATACTATAGCGATATGAAAGAGGTTTTAGTTGAGGCTGGCTATCCAAGTACAAAACCTAACGGCGAAGAGTGGAGCAACCAACAAATCTTTAACTTGTGGAGTTATGGTTGTTATGAAGCCATTATAAAAATATTAGCTGATAAAGGCTTTGAATGCGCAATGGTTAATATAAGAAGACGTAGAGATGGTTTTACAAAATCATATCAAATATAATGAGAGGCGAAAGCCTCTTATTTTTTTATATCCTGAATCCCCGACGCCATTAATCACCGTGCTATACAGGATAAGAATCAGGTAAAAAATTTTTTAATTTATTTTTTATTTAGCTGTTGACATTGATGTTATATAATGGTATACTATATACGAACAAGGAAAGAGAGGATAAAAAAATATGAAAAAATTAGAATATTTTAGAAGGGTTACATTAAAACTAGATGATAGAGAATTCGAGTTTGAAGGATGGGATATAGAGACCATTATAAAAGAAGTTAAAATGCAATTAAAATTTGAGCTTTTAGAACTAGATTGGTACAATGAAGAATTAAAAGAAATTCAAAATTTACCTAGACTTATGTTGCCTAGATATATAAAGGCTAATTGCTTGGCATTAACTTTAAAAAGAAAACATATTGAAGTTGAGCCAAAAGATATTGAAGAATATCATGGCAAAAAAGTAAAAATAATTATAATGGTTGACCTTGTTGAAACAAGAGAATATAAGCCAATCAAAGCAGTTTTAAAATCACTTAATGGTATAACACCTCAACAAGCCCTAGATGAAATTAGAGCCTACCTAGATGATGTTAGAACTGAAGGATTAGAAAACAAAAAGTGCTATATCGATGATAACTTATTAAATGCCATTGATAGATTACAAACACTAATAAACGAAGCCAAGTAGGCTTCTTTTTTTATTGTCTGAACTTGACACCATCAATCACCGTGCTACAATCAGGACAACAAAAAAGACCAGCTATGGGTCTTGCTGGCCTTACGTTATGGGAGTGGATTAGTGAACGAGCAAACTTTTTCTAATCCTACTTTTATTATATCACATAAAAAGATTTTGTAAACACTTTATTTATCCATTGACAATAATTATATAATGGTTTATAATAAAGATGTAGAGGAGGAACGGAACAATGGCAAAGTTAAGTAAAGATACAATGGCTTACCAAAACAAAAAGAACTATATAAAAGAATATAACAAGAAAAATTATAAACTTTATATTGTTTTTAACAGCAAAACGGAACCGGACCTAATTGAATGGTTGAATGGTCGAGCCAAAGCAACATATATTAAACAGTTGATTAGAGAAGATATGAAGAAGAACCGTCAGTAGAACCTGATGGTTTTTATTTCATGATTCGTCACCGTGCTATCAGGAGGAACATGTTATGATTTATACAGGATACTTCGCCAAGTGCAAGGCTGAGAATGGTGTGGCAATATGTCTTTATCCGCCAAAAGGATTTAATGGGGAAACATACAAAGCCCTAGCTCCAACGGAAAGGATACTTCAATGGTGGAAAGAATCCCCACAGGATAAGAGGGCTCAAGAAATTTATAAGAGGTTGTATTACCGAGACGTTCTGAATCATCTGGATGTACATGACGTCGCCCGTGCTCTACAGGACAGGATACTGCTTTGCTATGAGAAATCGGGAGACTTTTGCCATAGACATATTGTGGCTGAGTGGCTGATTGCGAATGGCTATGAGTGTGAAGAAGCAAATGATGATATATATTATATATATGAACTATTTGGTAAAAAAATAAAAATAATTTAAAAAAGGTATTGACAACCATTATAATATGGTATATAATATAGATGTAAGGTTGGGAATGTGACATAAAGTCAGCTGGTCAATCCATTAAATAAACAGCAGCAATAAAGTAAGCCTTACAAGCCCCATATTCAATGGTTATGGGTGAACGACAAGAAGAGCCATTGGCGTAGGGAAACCTCAAGCCCTATTGACAGTACTAAGAGGAGAACTGGTTGGAAACAGCCAGTTTTTATTTTTATCCGAATCATGCGTCGCCATTACTACCGTGCTGCAATCAGACGCCAGCAACATCCTCTGCTGGAACTCGCCCGTCATCAGGATACATGTCTGATTCATTACCGTGCTATATAGACGACGCCTCAGGATACAGCGTCATAAAAAATATTTTAAAAAAAATAAAATAAATACTTGACATATGTTATAGTATGGTTTATAATATAAGTGAAGATAGGGAGATGATAAACCCATTAAACATAGAAAGAAGGACAAAATATGTTATTAGAAGAATACAAGAACTTAAACTTAAGATGTGGAACTATTCACTCAATCCATTGGAGAAGACCATTAAGAGATACTGAAGTTTTAAAAGGATTTAAGGGCGGTAGAGTTGAAAAAGAAACCATTGGTAATTATAGAATAGGAATTGACTATTCAAATATGGCTATCAATAAAGATAAAATAACTGGTAGTTTACCTTATGGCTTCTTTGAATATTCAAACGAAATCATTTATTCACCATCAACTGATACATATCAATTAAGATTAACTCAAACAATGAATGAAAAAGTAAAACCTCATACTCAATGGTACTTAGATGGCAAACCCATTACAAAAGAAGAATTAATTGAAATGAACGCATTAGGAGCTAGCCAAAGAAACAGTAAACCATTAGACCCAAAAGAAAACCCAGTATTTAATGTAAAACTTGATAGCATAGTAAATATAAAGTAAGGGATGAAAAATCCCTTATTTTTTTATTTTGTCTACCTTTTGTCCCCGTTGATGTCCCCATTATGTCACCGTGCTATATACCGTCATGTATCAGGTGTCGGGAGGCAAAAAAAGTTTTTTATTTTTTTATAAAAACCTATTGACATAGTATATATAATGGTATATAATATAGGTGTAAAGAAAGAAGGAGGACAAATAATATGATTAAAAAAATTAATGGATTTTATTATGCTACTGATAAAAGAGGTAATACCGAAAAGTTTACTTCTTATGAAGAGGCGCTAGAATGGCTAGAAATGAGAAATAATAAGGAGGACAAATAATATGAAATCTATTACATTCGGAGTTAAAGATATTAATGGCAACCCATTAAAACTTGTTGTGTGTGAAGAAACAAAACAATATGAAAGAGGCAAGTTATGTTTAAACTCAACGTATGTTGATGTGTGGGTAAAGAAAAGTGACTTAGAAATCATTGAAAAACATTTAATATCAGTTGGTTTTACTAGAACCGATAATGAGTTTAACAAAGCTCAAAGTGAATGGGAAGCTTTCAAACAATGGTGTATTACTAATAATAAAAAACCATTTGAAGCCAATAATTTAAGTGAATATAGAAAGACCCTAGTAAAATAGGGTTTTTCTTTTTGCCTTTTTTTCGTCGCCCGTCAATCATGTATCCATCAGGCTACCGTGCTATATATGGATAAATCAGGAAAGACGGGATAAAAAATAAATAAAAAAAATTTTTATTTTTTTACAAAAAGGTATTGACAAGAATTATATAATGGTATATAATAAAGGTGTCAATAGGATAAGGAGGACAAGAATATGAAAATTAAACATTGGCAAGGTTATGGCTCAGTAAACGCAAAGGTAGTTGAAAAAAGGATGAGTACATTGACTCCCATTAGAATGGTAAAAATTCAAGTATGGGGTAATCATGAATATGGACTTGATAGAAGTGAGGATTATTATGATATAAACCAATGGCTTCTAAAAAAGGTAGCTAGAGTTAATATTGATTATAGAAATATTCAAAAAATCGAGTTTAAATATCTACCAAATATAGATGGCCAAGAAGCAGCTGAGTATACCATAACATATAAAGAATAAAGAATCGGGGCAACCCGGTTTTTTATTTTATTCACAGAATCTTCTGCAGGATACAGCGTCTGTTAAGGCACGGTGAATTGAAGCAGGAATCTGGATACAGCGTCTGCAGGTGGTGTTACTGTTAACACCAGAATCCCGCATGTATTACCGTGCTACAATCAGGATACAGCGATTCATCAGGCGTCAACAAAAAAATAAAAATTTTTGCAAAAAAGTATTGACAAGTGTTATATAATGGTATATAATATAAGTAGAAAAAGGAGGAAAAAGAAATGAAATATATTAAAGGAGTATTAATTACACCAAACGAAGAAGGAACCAAGCCAAGAGAACACACACTAGAAGTTAATACTTACGAAGACTTCTACCCATTATTAAAATGTGATACGTTTGAAATTGTCACAAGATGTTTTAATGGCCAATGGTTAGATGTTTACTGCGACGAGGAAGGATTATTTAAAGAACACAACGAAACAGCAATAATTACAATGGACTCAAAAAATACCATTGTTGAGCATATTGTTGGTAATGTGTTTATTGTTAGTCATGATGATGAAGGTGAAACAATCTCATTAACTGATGAGCAGATAAAAGCAGTATTAAGTACAGTACAAACTGGATTTATACAACGAGGGCTAAGCTTTAGAATGGTTGCTCCTTGTATAGCCAAAATATAAGAGGTGAAAACCTCTTTTTTTATTATCCTGAATCATGCAGGACGCTAGGGCACGGTAACACAATCCAGATGAATCCAGCGTCATCCACAGCAGGTACAGGATACAGGACCGTGCTAGAATCCAGAGGCGTCAGGAGAATCGGAGTGTAAAAAAAATAAAAAAAATTAAAAAAATATAAAGTAAATGCTTGACACATATTATATTATATGTTATACTATAGATGAAATAAAAGAGATGGTAAACTTTTAAAAACATAGAAAAGGAATATATTATGGGACAATATTATACACCAGTCATTATTAGAGGAAACTCAAAACAAACATTTTTATCACATCAATATGGTAATGGATTAAAACTTATGGAACACTCATACATAGGTAATGTGTTTACAGAAACAGTTTTAAGACAATTATTTGAAAACAAAGCTCGCTTAGCTTGGGTTGGCGATTATGCTGAACCTGAAGACGTAAAAAGCGATTTAGCTGAAAAGTTTATTGAAATTGAAAGAGACGATAAAAAATATCGTAAAACACCCGAAGCGGTTGGAGAGTTTGAAAACTCATTATATTTAATTTTTGTTAACCATAGTAAAAAAGAATATCTTGTAATAAATAAATATATTACTTGTAATAATGTTCTTAATAAGTATGAAATGGTAGCTCACCCTATTCCATTATTAACAGCAATAGGAAACGGCAAAGGCGGCGGAGATTATGAAGGCTCAGATATGAAAGACATCGGCCGTTGGGCTTGTGACTTAATTGAGGCTACATACGAAGCTCCAGAAGGATACAAAGACATTACTTCTGAAATCAGATTTGTGGAATATGAAGAGGATAAATAATATCCTCTTTTTTTATGCTGTTAATTAATCCTGAATCATGACACCTCATCTGAAGGCACGGTAGAATCCCACAGCTGCTGAAGCAGGACGCCAGAATCATGTATCCTGTATTACCGTGCTGTTCAGACTCAAAATCAGGAATCAGGCGTCGTAAATATTTTTAAAAAAAGATTAAATAAATACTTGACAAGGCGTTTTTATTATGTTAATATATAAGCGTAAGTTAAAGATAACTTATAAAAACGTAGAGGGTGGCGGACTTAAAACGCTAGAAAGATTAGTGGTGATTAGGATGAAAAATTTAGTAAAGGAATATTTAAAGAGAAAGTTCTTTAAAGAAAAAAATGAGGTTATTGCAGCCCATATTGTTGCAACTGACAATGGAGCTCATATCTATCCATTTACAAATGAGCAACATCAAGTTGTTGTTTTAAATGGTAGAGCATATTCAAGAAATGGCTATTTTTTCTCAGTTATTCTTAAGGATGATAAATATATCGAGGAAATTGAGAAAAACGAAAAAGAAGCTATTGTAGAGTTCTTTGATAAAGAGTTCGCTCCAGCCTACGAAGAAAATAATGTCGAGCCTGAACCAGACGAAGAATAATTCAGACTTGTCTCATCAACGGAAATTGAGCCAGCAGAAATGCTGGTTCTTTTTTTATCCCGAATCTGTAAAGGCACGGTAAAAAAATATATAAAGTTCCTACTTGACAGCTGTTATATTATATGATATAATTAAGGTGTAAAAAGGAGGAAGGACAAAATGAAAAAAGGAAAAAAAGAATTAATATTATTAATTGATTTAGATGATAATAATGTCGATTACATTTTTAACATCAAAAAAGAAGATTTAGAAAAGGCAATAGATTTTAGGAATGAAATAAGAAACAATCCTGAATATGATAATTATTGTGATTTTGACCTTATTCAAAACTATTTAGAGCGAAACAATATTAATTATGATTATGTTTGTAAACCAACAAAATTATATTATTAAGGAGGAAGGACAAATGCCAAGAATTGAATGTGGTAAAACTATCGAAGAGTATATGAAAAAATATGGAGAGGCTTATGCTAATGGCGAACTATGGGACTTCTCAGTTGAAGATGTAAACGGTGGCGCAATAGAGCTTAACCCAGATATGACATATTGGGAAATTGATGGTAGGATTTATGAGACAGGCGAATAAGCCTGTTTTCTTTTTTATGTACCTGTAGGCACGGTGAAGAATGCAGGAATAACTTTAGTGCTGTAGACTTCTGTTTTGATTTAAAAATGTAAATAAACGCTTGACATATATGTTATATTATGTTATACTATAGATGTAAAGAAAGAGAGGACAAACAGTATGGAAGAATTATTAAAACAAGAATTACAAAAAGGAGATTACAAACTAAGCGAAAACTTAATTGTAAAAAAAGAAGTCTATAAATCAGACCCTTTTATATTTGAACTAGCAGTATTTTATTTAAACGGAGTAAAGATAGCAGAAAGAGGCTTAGACAACGGCTATATAGCTTATAACAAAGAAAAAGTGGATTCATTACACAACGAAGAACTAAACGATTTTTTAGTAAATCGCAAACTTATTCAAAACCCTTTACAAGATGAGCATTTGGTTGATATAAGACCTGAAAATACCCACTGGTCAGCTGATGAACGCAAAAGAGTTTATTCTGCAATTCCTTATGATAATACAATTTTTAATGTTAGAAATGCTTATTTCACTTATGACTGGAGCAATTGTTTAGATTAAAGCAGGCGAGAGCCTGTTTTTTTTATCGCCAGAACTTTTTTTATCCCCAGATTTAACCGTGCTATACAGGCCAGACGCAGATTCAAAAACTTTTTATATTTGTGTAAAATAAATGCTTGACATACGTTATATTATATGTTATAATAAAGTGAACATAGAAAGAGGAGGACAAAAACTATGGATAAAAAATATGAAGAACTTATTGAGGCTTGTAGAGTTGGCCATATGTATGATTACATATCAAACAATGCTTATCAATATACAAAAAATGAGCTTGTGGAGATATTAAAACAAACTTTTTATGCAATCTATGAAAGACTAGGCGACCAGTCAAAAGAAGTTGAGCAAAAAATACCAGAAAACCTCAATGAGTATAATTTTTTCAATACAGATGGGGTTAAAGAAGACAATGAAATTGGATTATATTGCCAATATCTAGCCGGTTCGTTATCGTTCAGTCAATATTATGAAAAATGTAAAAATTATGATTATGAAATTAAACTCGCTAAATAGCGGGTTTTTCTTTTATCCCGAATTCTGAGTAGCACGGTGAGGCCCTGAATCATGTCAGATTCGCTACCGTGCAATTCTGTATCCTAACGCAGGATGACCCCCGAAAAATTTTTTATATTTATGTAAAAATTTACTTGACATATATATTATATTATGTTATACTATATATGAAGATAGGATAAGGAGGACAAAAAAATATGAAAATTACTATCTCTAAAACAAACAGCAAACTAGGAGGTTTTATTCCTAGTATAAACTTACCAGCGGGCTTGACTTGTAGAGCTGACGCGCCTTGTCAAAAAGGTTGCTATGCTAAAAAAGGAAATTGGCTATATAAAAACGTTAAGCAGTCATTACAAAACAATCTTGAAGCTTTCAACGAAAACCCTACAGCATTTTTTGATTACATTATAGACCACTTAAACAATGAAGACGTTTGTTATAAATTCTTTAGATGGCATTCAAGTGGCGATATTGTTAACACTGAGTATTTAAGAGGCGTTATAAGAGTTGCTGAGGCTTGCCCTCAAACAAGATTCTTATGTTTTACTAAAAAGTTTCATTTAGTCAATTTATATCTTGACTTTGGCGGTAAAATCCCTGATAATTTACACATAGTGTTTAGCGCTTGGGATAATACTTTTAAGGTTGATAATCCTTATAACTTGCCAGTAACCTATGTAAGATTTAAAGATGAAGCTAAAAACGCAGACATTCCAGAGTATGCTATCCCTTGTGTAGGAAAATGTTATGAGTGCAAGGCATGCTGGAGCTTAAAGAACGGCCAGTCAGTAGTATTCAACCAACACTAGAAAAAAAATTATAAAATTAAGGGCTTCGGCCCTTTTTCTTTTGTTCTGATTTTTTACATGACGCCCGAACCCCAGAAGGAGCACGGTGAACTTTTTCAGGATTATCCAGTTTCCAAAACAGAAATTTATTTTTAAAAAAATGTAAAAATGTGCTTGACATAATATATATTATATGATATACTATAGATGAAGATAAGGAAGGAACTAGCTATTCCCTCTCCTATTTTATGGAGGTATACGTTATGGAGACAACAAAAAACGCAGCAAACGTAATTTATAACTTAGTAAAACACATTAATCCTTATGAAGTATCAGACATTGACAAGCCTGAATACATTCAAAATATGCTTGAAATGACTCTTGAAGAAAATATTAAATGTTTACAGGATTACATTTGTGAAAATTATGAGACTGTAAAAGATTTTCTTGAGGATAAACATGTGGTGAATTTATATAATAATATTTTAAAACGTATTAAATAGCATTTTGTCTGCCATTTTGGCATGTATATAGGCGGGTTTTCATCTTGGTCCTTCTACCCGCCATCCTTTCTAAAAATAAAACAGGGTTTTATCCCTGTTTTTTTATTAACTCTTTATCCCACTCTGCCTCTGATTTCATATTTAGCACGGTGTGAATTTTTTGCCTTAACATGTAATACTTTTTACGGTAATAAATATTGTGACTCTTTTCCCTAACTTCTGGATGGCTTTTCTGTATTTTTCCTACACTTGCTCCCAGAACCTCATCTGTATCAAGCTCTATAAAGAAATGCTTACAGTAAGGTCTGGTAATAAAATATACAGGAGCCCCGCAGACTTCTTGCACGGTCATAGTATCATGATTCCTGATGTAAGCCTGAATCTTTTTCTGCGTCTCTTTATCGCCTTCTAAAGTATTCTTCCAGAATCTATCGACAAATATAACTCCTTGATACATTTTGTGGTCTTTTGCCGGATTAGAGTGCATGCTCGACATGTAAAAAACACCCTTCTCTGCACGGTTGACCCTGAGCTGTACAGCTAACTTCAGGCGTCGTTGTCTGGCGTCTTTATGTTCCTCAACTTTCCCAAGACCTGTGGCATACTGTTTTATCTGGCCATTATACAAGTTTCCGTTTTGGATATACATCAAATCTGCTGTCTTTTTAACTGTTCGATATATAGCTGCTTTTTCCCTTATATTAAAAGAAGGGGTATCTTGTATCATACCCCTAATCTTCTTTAATATAACTGTTTCTGGGGTTTTATCTTGCACGGCTTGATATATCATTTTAATTATCGCAACCTTATTCAAGCTCACCCTCATCTACTCCTTTAAATCCCGGCTTTTCGTCGCCCATATCAAATTCATCATCTTCTTCTGGACCACCTGCACCAAATGGATTATTATCTTGCTTACTCTTTTCTTCAAGATATTTCTTTTCTTTATCTTTTTCTGATTGACTCAATGAATCGCCATATAACTTATCAAGATACATATCTGTACTAATTGTACCTTTAACATATGCTTCTCCAAGCTTTTGTAACTTATTCTCGAAGCTATCATCTGCGAACTCAGAATATTTAATACTAATACTGTAATCTAAACATGTAACCTCACCGTTGTTCATCAATTGCACGGCCATAAGCACCTGATTGAATAGCTTCTTCAGGATTCTGGTTTCAGCCTCAATCAAAACATTACGAGTGAAAATTGTAATCTTTTCCTTTTCTCTTTGAGCGTCTGCGTTATCCTTCTTAGCTACATCTATACCCATAGTCGCAGGAGACATAACACCTGATATAATTTCTAGCAGGATATTCATAGCCTCTGTACTGTATTCTGTAAACTGTAACTGTGGTTGTGTAACTTGCACGGGTGTAGTAGTATTCTGTGTACCGTCTGCATTCTTACCACCTACAAATGATGTGAACTTTCTATCATAGTTCTTAGGCATTTTAGGTAGCTTAGTAATAGGGTCTCTTTCCAAGAAATCTGTATTGAAATATTCCACAGGTGTACTACGTCTAACTGTATTTGAGCTTTGGCTCAAGCATTGGTCTAGGTCATCAAACAGGTCAATCTTACCTGTAAATATACTTCTTCCATATCCGTCATTATTAACGTTATCCTTATAAAAGATACATGGCACGGCTAGGAACTTCTTGAATCTGTCAATAACTACAGGCTCTAGCTCTATCTCTCTTAAGCCCTCAACCTTAGCTACTTCTGATTCATCAAGCGGCTGAACATCATCTCCAGACAATCTGAAGATTTCTTTATAAATATACAAGCCGCCCTTTAATATAGCTCTTGTCTCTGTTATTAGATAATTATTAAGCTTGCCGTCTGTATAATAGTCCTTAAATATAATAGCAGACAATCTCTTTTCCTTATAAACAAATTCAACGTCCTTAGCACGGTAATATTTAATTAGTGGATAATCTGACACATCCTTATCCCAGTCTATCTTATAGCAGCCCCAGCCCTCAACCAAGGTCATAGGCATTTGCTCAAACACATATATATCCCAGAACTCATTATTATCATCGCCAAGCACTGCCTTAAGCAATTCATCTGGCTTTTGGTCTGGATGTTCCTTAGTCCCAGCATATATCTCAGGTCTACCTATCAAGCTTACTAGTGTATCAACTATATTTCTAGGCTGTCCTGAGTGTGTACGTTTAATATCATTCTCTGTACTTGATATACTCCAGAAATAACCTCTCTTATTTCTGTTATACCAAGGCTCATAATTATATGTAATATTTGTTTGCACGGTATAGAAGTTTAAAAGTTCATCGGAGTCGCCCTCATACCAGACATCATACTCCTTAAGCTTATTCTCTACTATCTCTCTTTTATTATTTATAAAGATAAGGCGGTCAGTTTCTTCTATACCACCATACTCACTGATTCCGCCAGCTAGCTTAACTATCTTTTCACTTAAGTAATCCTGAAGTCTCATTTGTTACCTCCTGCTTCTATTTCCTTATAATATATATTATTATCCTTATCTACATCCCAACGACTTGTTTTCTTAGGCTTGAAAGGATTAAATACCATAGCATATTCGTGGTAATCTTCCACACCTAGCTGCTTTCTTATATCATTATTATATTTAACAATATCAAAAGTTACTGGTATATGCATGCCTTCATTATGAACAGCTATTGTAAACATTTCATCGCATAGATTTGTATACTTTAAAAAAAACCTAGCCAAATCATTTGTCACAGCTTGTCTTTCCAATTCCTGAAAATTTCCGCACTTCATAAACTTACGGCCAAAGTCAAATACTAAGCAAAACTTCTTGACATTTTCTGCTCCAGTCCTTGTCATAGTATTGAAAACTAGATGATATGTTCCAAAGGTCGTGATGAGGTTGGGATTGGTACTAGGACTGTCCATAAACTTAAGAGGAGACCCGGTAATGTCAAGTACCATGCGTGTGGGCCATGTCATACCTCGAGCGCTTGCGATAACTTCTCTAGCTTTATCTCCAATCATAGTCCAAATTCCTCCTTAGCCTTTTCAGCAGCAGCTATAGCGTCAGCCTCATTCATTTTAGCTTTAAGTTTATCGACATCAGATTCAGCCTCAGGCATAGAGTTAATAATAGTAATATGATTATCCTGTTTATCTACTGCGCCTAGTTTCACATAATATTCAGCAGTAACCTTAATAGCAGTAGGATTACCAGATTTAGAAAGGTTCATCATAGCCTTTTTATAATAAAGATTAGCTCTTTGGAAAAGGACCTGATAAGTAGTTTTAAAGTCCATACGATAAACCTCGTTACAGAATTTATCAAGTTCCACAGGAGTTGCCTGTAAAAGAATAGCGATTTCTTCAGGAGCGGAGAAATTATCAATCAAGTCTTCGAAATCATTTCTAGTAAAATTACAACCTTCTACAGTCTGGTTAGGGTCTCCCCAAGAATCAGGATGTAAAAGAGACGGTTTTTGATATTTATATTCACCCATGAATCAGCACCTCCTTGTTAAATTTATTATAAAATAAAAATCCGGAATTGTAAATATATATTATAATCCGGAAATAATTTTATTAAATTCAGTTTGAATTTTGCGGACGATATTTTTAGTATATCTTTTAATTTCAGGGTGAAGGACCTTGTAAGCTTCAAGATAAGAATCGAAATAGAAAAGGGAGTGATTTTCTCTACCAAGCTTAATAGCCAGATTCAGATTATAAAGGGCGATAGCAATATCCTCAGGGTCAGGTTGAGTAACAGTTGATTCAATACCGAAAAATTCGTTTATAATCGATTTTTTAAAAGCAGGTATGCGATTATGAGGATGACGATACAAAAACGAATTATTAATAGAATAAATACGGAATATACAGGCGACGTACTCGTTTGGGAATTGTTCTGGAATAACTGAGAACCTAAAATACTGTCTAGGCTGATGATAACCGGGAATTGAATACTTTAAGATAAAAGAATCCGATTCAGGGATATAATTAATAACAGGCTGGACTCTAGGTTTAGGAGTTCCATCATCATTAAATAGAAATTCAATATAAGAATTAGATAAAGCTGGCATATTTGTGACCTCCAATTTTGAAAATAAGTGTTATATATATACATAGTATATATATAAAAATTATTGAAAAAATAGGTGACGAATTTTGCTCGAAAATAGTATATATATTTATATATATACTAAAATCGACCCTTGCATTTTTAACGTTTTTCTAATTACTTTATATATTATTTTACCTTTTCTAATATAAACTTTCTATAAAAATGTAAAAAATACATGACTTAAAAGTAATATTATTTTTATATATATGAAATATATATATAAAATATAATATTAAAATTAAGGTAAAAACGTCACCTTGCCATAGTATAATGCGACTAGTATACGTTTTTTAGTGTATATCAGTCCCGAATTTATGGGAAATTATGTGAAAATGAAAATTCCCTGCAAATAATCATAGACTAATTTATGTTCAAAATCATAGGAATTGAACTTGGAAACCACAAGCTCTGGGAAATGTTTTTTGTGAAATAAAGGTACAGGATAGTATACCTCACCCTCGGCATAAGCACGTACGAGACGTTCCATGAATTTGGAAAAGCGTTTGGATGTAACGAGTTTATGCTCATGATTGTATAAGGATTGTATAGACCCAGAAACGAATTGTTTACGTTTTAGGTTTTTATCTATACCAGTTTTTCTACGCTGAATATCAATATTTGAAATCATATAATAATAGTAGGGGACAGCCCCGAATCCTTTCTAAAAATTAATATATTATAAATCAAGTTGAAGCTGTACGAAAGTACCAGTTTTTCCATTTTGGCAATCCGAATTCTCAGCTCGTTTCAATTTTAGCAATTCAAGATATTTATCTGAAACATCTGATAAAGGAACAGACTGACGAGCTAAGCAATGTACTAAATAAAGCAATGCGTCATGATGAAGCTTATGTTGTTCCTCATAATCGACTGTTAAAGGCTTCTCAAACATTTTAAGATTCTTTAATGTGGAAAGTTGTTTACCAGCTCTGATTTCCTCTTCAGAGGTCTCATCAAAGAAAATCCACATGATGTGTACAGTATCATAATTTCTTAGGTACCCGTAATGTAAGGCCTGAGCTTCTTGAACAACATCCCCGTTACGAGAAATTTTCTCATAATCCTTTAAGCTCTTAGATTTAATTTCATAAAGAGTATTCTCTGAAGGAATCTCAATATCAATCAAGCCTCCGAAATAAGGATTATCCGGGAAGTTGTCATAGTCAACTTTCTTCTTGTCATAGACAACACATTTCTTACCTCTCTTAGTTAAGGAACGTAAAGCAAACTCCTCAGCTAAGGCACCTCTAGCAGTATAATATTTATCGAAAGGTTCCTTAACAAGTCCCATATAAGCAAGTACAGCGTCACCCTTAGGCTTGAATTTGTTAAGCCCAGCTAGGTCTGCAATATTGGTTCCAGTTATTTTTTTAAAAAATGATAGTTGATTATTTTGAATTTTCATAAGCTTCCTCCCCATATATAGATATAGTAATTAAATTCTTAGCTATAGCTTCAAAAAACATAACCTCAAAATTTCCAAATCTTTCCTTCACTTGATTAAAGGTATATTTAACATTTTTCTCATGCATGATACCACCTTCGAAAAATTCACCTCTGTTACGAATAAATCCGTTTTTAAATTCATCTTTGAATTCGATGTATATAGCATATATTTTGGTTTGGCCAAAGATTGTTTCTAAAAAATCATTTAAAGTAATTTTCATAAAGTTTTATAGCCTCCCAAATTTCTTTTTGACGTTTTTCCGAAATATAGCGGAATTTATGTAACTGAGTAGCTTTTATTTGAGTAATAGATGTAAGCCCACATCTAGCTAAAAGATTAAAAGTATAAGTTGTAAGATAAGGCCTTAGATTCTCAAAAGAATCAGAATCCTTTACTGTAACAGGTTTTAAGTCAGATTTAGACCTAGAGTTAGGCGGCATGTTATAAACATCAGCTCCACAAGCATAGTGGTCAGCTATCTTTTTGATAACCTCTTGACATTTTTCATAGGAACCATATTTTCCTAACCTAAACGCTGTTTCATCACTGAAAACAGCTACAATCTCGGCGTTATCATTAATAATAATATTTTTACATTCAATAATTTGTGATTTGTCTTGTGAAACAATTAACATATTAAAAAGCTCCTTCCTTAAATTTATTAGTTATAGGGTAGATATATTTATTTGAACCCCACACTGTTGATTTTATTTTATGCGAATAAGTGTAAAATCCGCTTCCAGTTTCTTCCCTGATTACTTCTAATATTTTCATTTCAGACGCCTTATTGTGAATGTTAACAATCTGAATTTTTAAAATAATGTAATCGGCAATAATTTTATGAGGATAAGATTTAACTGGTGCGATATACATAAATTCCTTGCCTTTGTTACTTCTTAAGTGGTCAATCATAGTTACGCTCCTAATATTTTTATAATTTTATCTAATAGCTCTATATCGTTGTCTGAAATCTGAGGGCAGTAAGCTTGGATTCTACACTTGAGATTACGCAAACGAGCTTTATCATTGTATGTAAGCTTTAAAGGCCCAGTACCGTTTTCCCACATACCATGTTTAAAGTGGTCAACGAGCTGATTGACAAGTACAATATAGAATTCATCCTGATTGAAAATGTGGTCAACATCCTGAGAATTAGAAGTGTTCCAAAGGATAGTTTTAGGTTCATTTTGTAGAACCTTATTCTTTTCATTTAAAATCCAAGACTCAAGCGTTAACTTAATTTTACCAAGCGGTAGGAACGATTCTGCTAAAGGATTTCTTGACCTGATTTCTTGTTTTAATAAATCAATCAAGGCCTCGATTTCTTTTGTAGACATATTTTTAATATCAATCATCTACTTTCTACCTCCTTGTTAAGTAATTGTTCTAGCTCTGGGATGTGATAGCCAGTAGCTTGACTCCAAAGATAATAAGTTTTAAAAAGGGTATCTTTATATTCACCAACTTGGCGACATGCTAAAAACTTTAAAGGACATATCCTACAGTTTTCGGGGCTGCATTGCATATCTCCAATTTTAACCATTCTTGGTAACTCCTTAATTTTTTCTTGAACCTCTTCACAAGTAGTAAAAGCAAGTTGCTGATTATTTTTACACTTCAAATAATAAGTGAAATTAATCAAAGATTCAGCCGTATAAATTTCACCTTCATATTCAAATCTGTCTCCGGGTTTAATATCAAAATATTCCATAATTTCTTGGTTAGTGTGTTGTTTCATTTAAATATCACCCCAAATTCATAAAAATTTTCGCTCATTTTGCATTTTTTAGGCATAGGGTCTACAATCTCATAGTAACCCTCTTTAGAAAGAAATTTAAAGCCAATTTTTTGATATAGCTTGATAGCTTCAGAATTGTCTTTGTGAACGAATCCATAAACAATATTAGTTTCATTCTTGACCTTGTTAAGTAACTTTCTAATAGCTTGACTGGCATAGCCTTTACGTCTGTACTCAGCCAAGATATAAACACATGATAAACAGTAATCTCCTTCCTCCCAGCAAGAATAAGAAATGAATCCTACTAAGGTGTTACCCTCATGTATTTCAAATATATGTTCTCCTACCCAATCCGATTTAGAATCATTTTCAAATCTAGGCTCTTCGGAGATAAGTTTCCACCATAAATCAACATTATGTGGATGAGTTATCGGTACAAATGTCATATTAAAACCTCCTATGCTTTTATTATAGGTCAACATAGGAGGCATGTCAAGTGTTTTTTTAATCTTTTTTATCATTATCTGACTCTTCTGGCTCAGGAACCTCAGTATAGTATCTCTCTATTTTTATAAGCTTACCATTATAGATGAAATAGTATTCAGAATAATAATCTTTGTTTAACTCAGCAAGTTTTAAAATATCATCTTCTTGTTCATATTTACGCCATGGATTATCATCATCTGCAAAATAAACATATCCATCTTCTTTAAATTCTAAAACAACACTAGTATCAGCAAGAATATATTTTTTGTCAACCACCTTATAT